GAAATGCGGACGAGATGCGTACGACAGCTCAGACACTTGAAGATGTTGAGGATGCAACATGCATGCCTTTATATCTGGAAAAGGCAAAAGTGCCAGAAGAAGATATTAAAGAAGCACTTACTGCTGAGACGTGGTTAAGTTCTAAGTCTATGTGTGACATGTTCAATATCACATTATTAACAAACGTTGAAGCACCTAATCAGGCTAAAACACAGCAAATTATGAAGTACTGCGCTCAACAGTATCACATGCCAACAAACTTCTTAAAAGGTGCAGGCATTGATCCAAAAGAGCCAACAAAAACTAAACAAACAAAGAAGACTGGTGAACCTCCAAAACAGGAAGATTATACAGTCTTTTTTAATGCAATCAACAAGATCAAGGAGGATTAATGTATATGTTCAACATTAAAGCATTGCAAGAAAAAGTTAATGACTGCGCGAAAGCTATGCAGTCTATCGTAGAAACAGCACAGGCTGAAAACCGTGCTCTCACTGATGAAGAAAGAGCAAAATTTGACCAGCTAAACAAAGAAGCAACAACTGCTAAAGAAGATATCGCAAGATATCAGCAAGCAGCACAGTTTGGATTAAATTTAGATAACCCAACACAAAATAACAAATTAACAGTAGAACAAAAAGAAACAAGAGCTTTTGAAAATTTCTTGTCCAACAAATTATTTGGTGCACCTTTACAGGAAGGTACAAATATTACTAGAGGTGATAACGGTGCAGTTATTCCTACTACGATTGTTAATAAGATCATTGATAAGGTAAAAGATATCTCACCATTATTCAGAGATGCTGAAACATACACAGGAAAAGGCACTATCGCTATTCCTTATGTAGACTCAGCTAATGATAACATTACTGCTGAATTTGCTGATGAATTTACTGATGGTGATGCAACAGCTACTAAATTATTAACTGTATCATTAAACGAGCATTTAGTTAGAGTACTTTCATTAGTATCTCAGTCATTAATTAACAATGCATCTGTTGATATCGTTGAATTGGTAACTACTAAGATGGCCGAAGCAGTAGCGGAATTATATGAAGCTGCAATTTTAGGTAAAAAAACTACTAACGGTGTAGAGGGTATCTCAACTGTACCTGCCAACATGACAGTTACAACTAAATCAGCAACTGCTATCACTATGGATGAATTAATTGATTTAAAATCTAAATTAAAAACAGTGTTCCAGCGAGGAGCTTATTTTGTAATGTCACCTGAAACTTGGACTGCTATCCAGAAACTAAAGGACGGAAACGAAAGATATTTCTTGAATAATGATGTATCTAATGACTTTGGTGATATGTTATTTGGCAAACCTGTTTACACAACTGACTTCATTGATGGCATTGAAGCAGGCAAGACTGCAATTGCATATGTAAATCCTAAGAAAGCATTAGCTAAATATTTATCAGAAACATTTGAATTAAAAGTGTTAACTGAAAAATATGCTGAGCAGCATGCCATTGGTTTTGTCGGCTGGTCTGGATTTGATGCAAAAGTACAGAATACACAGGCAATTGCAGTATTAAAAATTAAAGCTTAAGGAGTGATCTAAATGAAAGCTCTCGTACTAAAAGGATTTGCTACACGCAGTATGAGCTGCCACGCAGGACAAACAATTGATGTTGATGGAGCATTATTGGAAGACCTAAAGGGCGCAAAATACATTAAACCTATCACCGCCAGAGCAAAGCCAACAGCAGCTAAAAAGGCTCCTAAAAAGAAAGTCACTAAGGCTTAAGGCGGTGAAGTCTTATATGAAAATCAGTGAATTAACACTTGAAAATTTAGCCAATTATTTGAAAATTGATGATTTAGACGAGGCACTTATTGATTTACAGTTATGTTGGGATGCTGCACTATCTTTTATCGTTAACCGAACAGGAATGAAGAAGAAAGATGTTGAAGATTGTGATGATCTTACTTATTCTTTCTTCGCACTGTGCGGTGAGATGTATCAGAATAGACAGTTAAGATTTGAGCAGGGTAGATACAATAACGAACTCGTATTAGACGCGATTGACGCGCATTCAATTAATCTCCTACCTTCTAGCGTCGAGGAAGAAAGCAATGGCTAGAAAAAATATCGGACAGTTTACCAAGAAAATCACCTTCTACAGAAACGAACAGGTGACAGGTGAACTAGAACAAACTGTGATAAAGCCGATGCCGTATAAGACGGTATGGGCAAACGTTGTGGAGTTTAGCGGAAATGAGACATATGATGCACAAAAGCTAAGAGGCAATGCATCCTACAAATTCACAGTACGCTACTCTTCAAAAGTTAATCGAGAAACGATTACAAATGACATGATGATTAAATATCGAGAAGAATTTTTTGATATCAAAGATGTCAATGATGTACAGGAGGCACATGATCAGTTAGAAATAGCTTGTGAGTTACATATCTTTAAGAAAAAAGCAGGAGGCTTAAACGGTTTAGATGTCTGAAGAGTTTTCTGTTACAGGATATGAAGAGCTTTTAAATTCATTAGATGAAATGGCTAAGGAGTATCCAGACGTTACATATAACGCGATGGTTGGCGTTGGTAACGCATTTAAGAGGACGCTCCGAAAGAACGTTAAAGAAGCTATGAAGACATATGAAAGACCTTTCTCGGCGGATGATTATAAACGAATGATGAAAGGGTTTAGAACTACTGTGCGCGGATACGGTAATTCAACGCTTGTAGAATTTAGCGGACAAGGCCGCGGAAATGCCGATTGGCATTTAATTGAAGATGGTCATGAGATGGTAGCTTCTAAGACACATACAGTAGCGACAGGTGGAGGCTTTAAGACTGTACCTGCTGATGGAAAAGAAAAAGGCAGTAATTACCGCTTCATTAGAGGCATCAAACAGGTGCCTGCTACTGTTGAAGACTTTGGTGATGAATATGAAAAGGCAATAGATAGAGCCATGAAAAGGATGATAGACAAGTATGAGCGATAGTATACAAGAACCAACGGACGAATTAATGCTAAAGCAGGCCATCAATAACATGCTCACCAAATGCTTTGGTGAAGATGCTAGAATTTATGGTCATGAGGTAACTCAGGGTTATATCGAGCCTTGCTTTTTCACCGATTTGCGTTTAGCGAGTGATGAGCAGTCCAGCGCAACTACTACGCTTAAAGTTTACAATGTTTATATCTACTTCTTTCAGAACCTGGATGAATATGATGAGTCTATTGATTACAAGGTTATGAAGAAGCTCAGATTATGGCTTATTGACAATTCACCTGCTAAAAACTGCTATATACTTCCTGTAGGGCAAAGACGTTTAACTGTACACAGTTTGTCAAATACTCGAATTGGAGAAAATTATGATCGCTTTGAAATTAGCTTTACGCTACGTTTCAATGATGGCTCATTAATTCCAATTGACTATGAAGATGTGGGAGATCTTGAATTAAAAACAGAGATTAAAGAGAGTATAGATTAATGCTCTTTTTTTAATTTTATTCTTAAGAGGAGGATAATATTTATGGGATTACCTGTAATTAATATTAGCTTCGTTGATAGAGCAATGTCAGCTATTCAAAGAAGTGAGCGTGGGGCAGTTGGCCTTGTATTGGTAGATACTGTTAAATTAGAAAATAACACTAAGACATTAGCAACTATCAATGATATTCCAGCTGATCTGAGCGTAAAAAACAAAGAGTATATTAAATTAGCGTTTATGGGTTATTCTAACTCAGCTAGAAAAGTTGTTATTTCTATAGTTGCTAGTGAAGAACCAGCAGGTGAAGACTTCACAAAAGCATGTGATGTATTCTTAACTACTGATGTATCATATATCGCTATTCCACAAATTGGCAATTATGCAAATGATGTAGCCACTTGGGTTAAAAACACACGTGGTAATACTGAGCCTTCGGTTATAAAAGCAGTATTACCACACTGCACAGCCGACAGTGAAGCTATCATTAACTTTACTACTGAGGATATCGTATGTGATGATACTACTTATAGCGCTGCTGAATACTGCGCACGTATCGCTGGTATCTTAGCAACATGTCCGCTTACGGCTTCTATCACTTATCATGTATTAAGTGATGTTGACTCAGTAGCTTATAAATCAAGAAGTGAGTTAGATGATGCCGTTGACAACGGTGAGTTAGTTGCTTTTTGGGATGGTGAAAAAGTCAAGCTAGGACGTGGCGTTAACTCATTGCAGTCACTTGACGGTAAATCTGAACAGTGGAAGAAAATTAGAATTATTGATGTATTTGATATCGTTAGAAAAGATATCTATACAACAACTGAAGATAACTATATCGGACATTTTGTTAATGATGCAATTCATAAGCAGTTGTTATGTAATGCCATCAACGCTTACTTCACTCAGTTAGTTAAAGACTCAGCTATTGCTAGCGGATTGGCTGAAATTGATTTAGATGCACAGCGCAACTACTTGCAGTCGATTGGCAAGGATATTACTGAGATGACTGATGAAGAAGTGTTAAACGCTAACACAGGCGCACGCGTGTTCTTAAAAGGCACTATGCAGCCACTGGATGCTATGGAAGATTTAGACTTCCCAATTAGCGTGGTATAAAGGAGGTAATAGGTTATTATGAGTATTGCAAAATTGCCAATGGACGCTCGCAACGTCATTAACGGCACACATGGTACCGTATATATTAACAATTCAATCAAAGTAGCTGAAGTAACAAAGTTTAATGCCAAGATTGCGCTTGAAAGATCAGATGTAAATATGGCAGGTACACTTTCAAAAGGCTCAAAACTGATGGGTTACTCTATCTCTGGTGAATTAACAATTAACCATGTAAGAGATTTATTGGTAAAAGAAGTAATCGAGAACTTGTCAAAAGGTAAAGATACTTACATTTCATTCACATCAAAAGTGGCTGATCCAGACTCTTTTGGTACTGAAGCATACGTAATTACAGGCGCAGTATTAACTGAATTGGTATTAGCTGACTGGGAAGTTGGTAAGCTTGGAGAAAGATCTTATCCATTTACTGCAACTGATGTTGATATTATCTCAACCGTTGAGCATAACTTTGGATAATTGAATATAAGTGCATCTTTTATGAGGTGCACTTTTTTATTTGGATTTCATTGAAAAAGGAGATATAGACATATGAATATCACAGAACAGTTATTAAGCT